CCTGTTATTGTAACAGTCTCGCTTCCATAGATGTCTTGGTAAATAAGACGACTTCCATCTTTTAAGACAGTTTCTTTTCGAAATACAGGAGAGTTTTGCCTATTATCCATCCGAGCTCTCTGAGTAAACAGTTTTCCGTCATGCTCGTGGGAACTAGCTACATCTGTATCACCTTCTAAGATAAATTTTGTAAATAACTTCGTTTCTTTCCCTGGTGTTTCAATCCAGAAGTCCTTATGAATTCGATTAGATTTCATTTCCCTGTCTCCACGACTGTAGTCTCTATACGGTCAAGACTAAAATCTTGTCCTTCTGTATTACCAAAGTTTATCTTACAGAAATCTCCCTTTGAATTTTTACTTCCATAAAGAGAAACTTTTCGAACTCCAGTTAGCATAGATGGTTTTGCCATCAGGTTAATGTCAGTAACGTCTCCATCAAAGGAAGTAGAAATACGGACGTAACCATCCGAAGCGCAAAAGATATCAACTTGTCTGAGTTTCTTAGCCGAACTACTACCAAAGTCAGTTACAAATTCTACTTCCGCAGGAATATCTTTCCCTTCATCATTGTCACCTGTATCTACTTCGTAGATTCCATCTACTCCAGCCGCAAGGACTTTCCCTGCGAACTCACAGAAGCTTACAAATGCAAAGTTGTTATACATAGAGATGGCTTTATTTTTCATTCGATAAACTACTGTGAGTTCGCTCATTTGATTAATCTCCTATACGACCAGTCATTCGAAGGTCGGGTTCTATCATCTGAAAGCACTTAAATGGATCGAGAAGCATTCCGCAAGAAGGGCAGAAAGCCTTCTCTTTTTCAAGGAAAATAGTCCACTGTTTGCATATGTCACACTGAATCATACGGTTCATACATTCCTCACGAAACGAGGGTTATAATCTGAGAAGCCTTTCGATATGCTTCCTTCGAGGCCGGAAAAGATATCGTTGCTTTCGACTCCTATAGTCATTCCTTCCATTGCTCCGAGGATACACGCAAGAGCAAGAGAGCCAGAAACACTCGTATCTCCAACAATGCCAGTGCTAGAGAATGTTATTTTATATGTTCCAAGAAGGCTACCAGCATTACTAATGCCATCCTGTGTAAAATCTACATCAAGGAAGTTAAGCGCCATATTCCCGCGAACTTCCATAGATGCAGTCATGAAAAGAAAAGGTTCAATTACGAATTGATCCGGCTTTGGCTTTGCTCCACCAAAGCAAAGAAGGTCAACTTCAAGAAAGTCGATTTCTAAAATACCAGTTTCTGGCGGACCTATCGAAAGATCTGGAACAATCCCAGAAAGAGAAAGGGAGCCAAGTGTATGTACTGTAGCTCCCATAGAAAGGGTTATTGAGACAACGTTTAAAGAAGACTCGTAAAATCCATTTCCAGTAAAAGAGGTATTAAGAAAAGCAAGTTCAGCAGAACAACCAGGAGCAATGGAAAAGGAGATAGCTGGAATGGAAAGGAGAAGGGAACCCGTTTCGGCCATTTCTATCTCCTTTTAAGTTGAAAAGGAAACAAATACATATTGTGTATTTGTGCCTTTTAAACACTCGCAGGAAAGGTAAATGAAGCAGTGTCGATTGTGAGTGTTACGCTGAGAGCTAGAGCGGTGGAAGAGACGTTAAGATTGTAGGATGTTCCAACACCTACGGTTCCTTGAATACGTGGGTAAAGGAAAGGAGTTGTATCTGCTGTTCCAGGATCGGAAGCATTCGCAACCCAACGAAAATAAGTCATAGAACCAGATGGGTTGATAAGGCCAGCACCACTCCAGACTTCTCCAGATACCTTACTTACGACTCCAGCAACCGCATCTCCGAGTTCGAGGCCGTTTGCAAAGGCACCAGCAGCCCAGGCAGCTGAAGAAAGAGTTATCGTAGCAACGATATTTCCAGCAGTAGCAGCATCTGCACTTGCAGGAATAGAACCATTGTAAATGTTGATAACTCCATCCATGAGGATATCACGGAGAGAACCGCCAGAACAGCCGATGACACAACCGGCAGCAGGGAAGACCTCTGTTCCTGCAAGAGTTCCAGTAGCAAAGGAAAGCGTTCCTGCAACAACAGCTGTGAGGGTAACATTGGTAATGTTATTTCCACCAGTCGTTGCATTCTTCGTTGTAATGAGCATGTTTGGGGCAAAGCCAGCAGTGATGAGGCCGTTGCCAGACTCTGTGATAGTATCTGGACTACCTCCATTATCGTAGTAATCGAGTGTAGCTCCAGAGAAAAAAGCCTTTACACGTCCCTGACGTGAAGCAAGGAAGTTTCGAAGACAGGTGCTGTAGTAGAGTGCCATTATTTATATCTCCTAGGAAAACAGCGTTACATGATAGGTGTTATCCCAATAGCCAGCAGAACCGGGGGTACCCTTGGGAATTTTAAAACGATATTCTGTCAACATGGAAGTATTCCCATTCGAATCACCAAGACAAATTCCTTTGTGAGAAGTCCAGAGGATTGCTTTTCCATTTACCTCTGGGCTAAAGTCAGAACCATCTATTACAAGATCGGTTCCGATTACAGGGTGACTGAACTTCTCTTCTAACTCTACCGGCTTAAGCGAATCAAATGTATCTCCTTTGCAGAAGTAGACTTTCTGCGCTGTTCCGACATAGATTCCATTATCCACAGAGCGAAGAAAACGAATTCTTCCATCAAAGGAGTGAGAATCAAGAAGGCTAAAGAAAGAGAAGAAAAAAAGAACAGAAGCGTAGACTGTGTTATCTACTGCTACAAGCACACGACCATTATAGAAATCAAGGCGTGTGCCAACTGGAGGGTCACTAAAAGTTGCAAAACTCTCTCCAGGTGAATTAGGTGGTCTTGTTTTTCCATTTGGGCGTCTCCACTGAAGTTCTTCGCCATCTACAATAACACCATTCCTAGTACCATTACAATGAAAAACAGTTTTATTTACTTCAACGTAGCTTAGACGCTTGTTTCTATCCGTTGATGCAATGGTCACTACCTGGTTATTAGGGTAAAGAAGATTTAAGTTTTCTCCCTGAACAAAGATAGCGTATGGAAGACCTGGAGAGTAAAAGAGGCTATGCGGAAGCTCAGTTGAGATAAGTCGATTAAATCCCTTTCTTCGAATGATTCGATTCGGCTGAATGATATCTACATTGAGAGCATAAGAAAGTTCAGTTGTCCCCTTTTCCGGATCATAAAAAAGATCGGTGGGGTCAACTGCGTTATTCATTCCAATGAAGTCTTTGAAGGTATTCTTTTTCATTAGACATCCCAGAAAGAGATGATGGAATGCCGACGGTTTTTCCCAAGGAACTCTCGGTATTCCTGAAGACCTTTTTCAAAGTGATATTCGTTTGCATTGGTCTGGATCTTCTCTGTTGCGATGTCTGTTTCGATGAGGTTCCAGATAACGCGAGCGGAGCCATTTACAAGAAGCTTGCGGTGAAGGAAGGAAGGAAAGATAGGAATGTCGCTATCTACGGAAAGAGCCGTTGGATTTGCAGTATAGAGAATGGTTAGTGTTTGAACTGGATTTGGAACATAAGCATACCAGAGAGTAGAACCTTCTAGGGCAACGGATTCAACTGTACCAGAATCGCCCCAGGCAGTTCCATAGAACTCGAAAAGATCATCGAGGTTCCTGTAGATGGTGACTGCTTCGTCTGAGTTAGACGCATTTCGAACTCTTCGAAGAAGACCGGAAAAACCACTTGAAACAGCAGAAAGAGAAACATACTGCGTTGAAAGAACGGTTTGAACTGTGGTGATTCGCTTAAGTTCTGGGATGAGAAGTTTTGCACATACCTCTCTTTGAACATCGTTAATAACATTGTTATAATCCAGATCCGAGAAACTCGGTTCTGGTGCGAGATTCTTGAGTTCATCTCGGATCTCTTCGAAGGTCATTTAGATTCCTTCTTTCCCTTTGGAACAAGGAAGGTAAGTACTCCAGCCACGTACTGCCCGAGGAGAAACCTAGCCGTTTCACGGAATTCTGTTACGAAGTAACTGATTCCAGAGAAAGCCAGGATTATACATCCAAGGATGCCGAGTAGTACGTGGCTTTCGTACTTCATGGAAGGTCCTTTCATTTAGGGCAAATGCACATTGTGTATTTGTCTAGAATCCCGGAACATCGTACACGAGCATATGGAAACGGCCCGTTCCAGCTGCGATAGTTCCAACATTCGAGATGGTTGCATAGACAACGGGGACAGTGGTTGCAGCGCCGAGAATTTTAAACGGGGCTGCCCAGCTTCCAGCGATCATGGCAACGAGCCAGTCGCTGGCGTTGCCGGTTGTGGAACCGTACCAACCGGCAGTGCCGACGGTGATGTCGCCTTGTTTGATGTATTCATCCAAGTCTACGACGGTGATATCACCACCTGTGGTAATGTCGTCAGTAGCGATGGTTCCCGTACCAACATCAATTAAGGTGTTGACAGTGAAAGCAGTGATTACCTGGAAGACAGCCATCTGAACAAGGATATGCTTGACAGTAGGGAAAGAAAAAAGAAGAGCACCTTTGTCTTCGGAGTCAATTCCGTTGATAACTCCGGAAGAGATCCAATAGGGATTCGGCCAGACATGATTCCGAAGATCGTTTCTGCGGTAATCGATTGCAGTGATTGTGGCCATTTAAAACTCCTTTAGGGAAGTTCAAGGATTCGCATGTGAACAACGCCAGTTCCAGCAACGATGGTATCGCCAGCGTTGGCAATGGTAGCATAAACTACAGGGACGGTGGTTGCAGCTCCTGTAAGAAGGAACGGAGCAGCCCAACTTCCTGCAATAGCTGCGGTGAGCCAATCGGATGTATTTCCGGTTGTTGAGCCGTAGCGTGCAGGAGTTGCGATAGTGATATCACCTTGCTTGATGTATTCATCAGCATCTACAATGGTGATATTACCATCTGTGGTTACGGCATCAGTGGCGATGGTACCAGAACCAATATCGATAACGGTTCCAGTTGTAAAGGCTACAAGAACCTGAAAGTACACATTCAGGATCAGGTAGTTCTTTACCCGAGGGAAGGAAAAGCAAAGAGCTCCTCTGTCCTCTACTACCGAGCCCACAACGGTCTGACTCTTGAGCCAATAGGGAACAGCGGCCTTGGTCCTCTGCGTGTCTGTTCGACGATAGTCAGTGCATACTATAGTGGCCATACTCTCCCCTAGTGGATGATAATATAGGGAACGAAGATGAAGAAATCACCAGCGGCTCCGCCGGTTACGGTGGTTACGGTGATGATGGCAGAGTCAGTATAGGCGTGGAAGCCAACCCCGCTAAATTTGTTTCCAATTACTTCAGCATCCGCAGTAACTGTGTCGAAGAAGAAATCAGCAGAGGAGCCCCCGGAGTAACTACTATAACCAACAGTGATCGTTCCAGCAGCGCCAAACGCAGTGATGATGTTAAGGTGAACTCCAAGGACCAAGGCAAAACGAGGAACGCGAATAGCGTTATAGGTAGCTGCAGTAGGAGAATCGAATAGCCTCGATCTTGCGACTCTGAAATTATCAGAGCTGTAGTTGCTATAGAAGTCAGTAGCCATCAGGTCCTCCTAGATTAGACCAGCCGGACGCCGTAGGTGGAACCGACAACACAACCATAGTCCTTTGTGGCTCCAGAAAGGGTGAATTGGGTTTTCTTTACTCCAAAGATACCACCACCACGAATCATAACGTAGCGTTTAGCATCCTTCTCGTAAGGAACAAAGGACATGACAGAGGATTTGGATTCACCAGCCCCGCCCCAGGCCCAACAAGCGCTCTGTGCGCCCAGGAGAAGATTGCGGTAGATACCGCCAGAACCAACGGTGAGGACTTTGGGAATGCGTTCGCTGCGGGAAACCAGAAGACCGTTGTATTCGAAGTCTACGTTGGGCATCTGGAGTTTGTTCGCCCGGAGAAGCATATCTCCCCACTGGCCGGTGTTGGTATTCTGCCGAAGAGCATCGAAGACAAAGGTGTGCAGGATAATGCGGTAGTAGTTCTTTCCGCCTCGCTTTATCGGACGAATCTTAAAAGAATCGTTCAGAGGCATTTCTGCCCGCTGCTTCATGCGATCAAGGAAGGTAAGGTCCATGACATCGCCGGAACCGAGGGCAAGTTCTGCAGTAGCAACGGCAGTAGAGTCAGCTTGGTTAATGGCCATATGATGGTCTGTATCGGGCTCATTAATCGAGTTTCCAAAGACCCTCCCTGCAATACGGAAAGCAGAATTCCCTGCCAAAGTATTAATAACGAGCATGGAAAGCTTTTCGACCCACCAGTCCTGAAGACCACTCTTCCCTTCATTCATAAGATCCCAAGGGATTCTCTGTTCCTCCATCTTTCCGCCAGTATCCACAGCGTGGTTGAGCTCTTCAATAGTCATGTTGAAGTTCTTGAAAACGAGCTTTTCCTCGTTTCCTTCTACGGTATCGGTACCGACGATACCTTCGCCAGTAAGAGGGAGGCGGATTCCAAAAGTAATGTTGTCGCCTTCTCCCTTACCGAGTTCGGTTTTAATCTGAACAATGGAATCGCTTCCAGTTCCAACAAGATCGTTGAATTCAACTGCAGGGAGGATAACAGCAAAAAGATCTTTTGCCCATCTCTTTCGAGTAAGGGCATCGTTTGTAAGAAATTGGGTTTTAGGAGCCATTTTGTTTTATCCTTATCTAGGCCAACTGGCCATTCAGATACATGTTCCGGATGTTTTCAGGGACTTTTATAAAGTCCAGTTCATCCATAAGGTCAAGTTGCGAAGCACTAAAGCCAGATGTTCCAACGGCTGATGAGCCAATAGGAACGACGGAAGGAGGAGCGGATGTAGGCTTGGGAGCCTCGAGAGATTTGGGTTCCTTTGGAACCACTGGAGCTTTCCTATAAGCAGGATGATTTGCTTTAATAGTGTTGTACATCCACTTATAGGGATTGTCCAAAGACCAAATCGCCTTTTCCACCTTCAGTGCAGTTACGACCGGGTCGAGGTTTTCATCTGCTGCAATAGAACTTGCCATTGCATCAACCAGGTCGTTTAGGTTGCTTCTACTGCAAACTGCCTTTACATCAGAGTAGGCGGGGTTAAAGGACATGCTCTCTACGAGAGTCTGGAGTTGGCTTCCTATGGAAGCGCCAAGGTCAGCAAGTTCACTCTGGAGTTCTTCGAATTCAGAAAGCTTTGTTTCAGGAAGTTTTACCTCTTCGAGTTTTACACCTTGCAGAGTAGGCTGGCCAAAGTTAACAAGGTCGTCAGATTCGGAAGAGCGAACGGTGGATTGAGCTACCTGGACTGTCTGACCAGCGACTTGTTTCGTAACTTCCCTGATAGCTTTAAGTTCTTCGTCCTGTCGCTGCGTACGAGCATTTGCAAGGGCAAGATCGTGGCGGAGTTGCCTGAGTGTCTGAAGAATCTCGTGACGATCGTTGGGTTCAGAAGCAGGGACGGATGTTTTCACTTCCGGAACTGTAGGTTCACCAGAAGTACCTACAGGAGGAATCGGCTGAGTAGCCCCGGCGCTGTCAGACGAAACTGTAGGTACTTCTGGCTTTACTTCTGGAATAACTTCACTATACGGAGTTGTATCTCCTGCAACATCAGGAGCATCCAAATCAGCAAATGGGTTTATAGATTCGTTTTCTGCGGATATAACTGGTGCGTCAGTAGCCATTTGTTATTTCCTTTTACCTGTAGAAGGAGGGGAAGAAGGCTGTGGATTTTCCTTAGCTACCTTTATCTTTGCCATTTCAATTTTCTCTTTTGATTTAAGCTCTTCCTGTTTCAGAGCAAGTTCAGCTTTCTTTAACTCTATTTCTTCTTTTTTGAGCTTGAGTTCGGCTTTTTTGATTTCTGTTTCTGCTTTAACTCGCTCAGATTCGGCAAGTTGCTGTTCTTGCTGGATTTGCTGGGTGGCTTCATATGCTTGCCTCACTCTTTGTTTTATAGAAAAGGGAACATCGCTATACTCTAAGATGATATCTGGAGGAATAGAACCAGGATTGTTGTGATTTACATCCGTTAAAATCTGCGCAGTGGTCATGCGCATTGTTGCAGTTTCTGCAGTGTCTTCCACCTCAAGGTCGAACTGCATTGCGGAGATATCGTTAAAGCCCTGGACTTGGCGATTTGTTTGAGTGTTGATTTCGATAAGAGAAGCGCCGCTTTCTCCTTCAATTCGGATGACCTCAGGGAGGGTAACGTATTGTTGTATAAGGGACATAAGAATCTTTGTTGCTTGATGACGACTGGACTGGAAATTCGAAAAAAGGAGATAAAGAACAGCTATTCCAGTTTCCTGCCGCATACGTTCCGTGACCCCGGCTTCGCGGCCAGTTTTCTGAATCCCCATAAGGGGATCTTGGATTCCAGAAGCATCTTTCATTGCCTGTCTGTAGATTAGGTTTAACTCTCCATAGATGGGAGAGATTTGTGGCTGAGTTTCAAAGCGATAACGATCTATGGAACCCTTGGAAAGTTCGAGGTGGAAGTTTGGTTCAGAGGAGTGTTCTTCATATTCTTCTATGTTGAGGATGGCTCCAGCTTCATGAACTAGGATTCCTTTTGGAAGTGTCTGAAGAAGGTGATCGAGTTGCCGACGCATTGTGTTAATGCAACGCTGGCTGTCTTTCATCATAGTAACAGCAGAGAACCAAGCGTTTGTATCTTCGTTTCTATAGGCGCCGAATTCAACACAGGGGAAAGAAGGCCAATTGAGTTGACTTTTCCCTTCTTCAATTATTTGCATTCCAGAAAAGATAGTATAGTAAGGGACTTTTTTAACCCCTTTTGCTTGTTGAATTTGGTCTGGATTAAAGCGAAGTGTCTCTCCAGTGGGAGAAGGAATCCCCTCCGCAAATGCAGAAAGGATTTTTTTGAAATCTCCTGGAGAGGCATCTTCGACTTTTTGTGTCATAGGGTTGATGAAGTAAATAACGGATTCATACTTGTAGTACCATGCTTCTATAATGCGGTAAAGATCGTTGGCTTCATTAAAGAACTGAGGAAGATCAGCATAACGAGCGCCGAATTGCTGGAGGTGAAAGATATCGATGGAGGGAAAGTGGACTTTTAGTTCTTCTTCAGGAAGCCAGTTTTCTATGAAGAGATAGCGAGAGTCGGAAAGATCGTATTCTTTTCTATTCGGATCGCCGAAGTAGTTATATCCACGAACTCTTTGGGCTTTTATTTCCGGTTTAAAGGGATTCGAAGTGTCTACGTGGAAGTGAAGAAGACTTCTTCCGGATTTTACAGTATGCTCAAAGCAATCAAGTTCTTTTCTAGTAAGGGAAAGCTTGTTTCTGTAGTGCTTTAGAACACCGGACATTAATTCAGAAAGGGGTTCATCTTCCCTGGAAACGGGAACGAGGGTAGTATCGTGCTTTCCCTGGGCGGCGAGGCCAATGAGCATATCTATCTTAGGTTTAACTTCATTGAAGACAGAAGTTGGTCTAGATTGAGATTCAAGTTTCTGAATAACGTAGTCATAGTCCTGGTCACCAGCGTAGAACTTGTAGTCTTCCAGGGCAGTTTCTCTCCAGGTTCTCTCTGAAAGAGAATTCTCACTATCCCGAAGTTGCTTTAGGAGCTTCCCGATGCCGGGAGGAATCTCACTCCATGTGTTCTGTAGGTATTCAGATGGCATTTAGGTTACTCCAATAAAAGCATGTGGGATATTGGATAAATACACAATGTGTATTTGTTGGCTAGGAGCACATCCAGCCTCCCCTTCGGGGAGTGTTCTTTTGGAGATCTTTAAAGAACTTCTGTTTCTTTAAGCGCGCCTGGGCAATTTTTTCAAGTTGCTTCGTCCCAAAGCAGCTATATGCAATGGAGCTAAAATATTCTGTAAGGCAAAGGGCGTCGGCGATATTAGGGCTTTCGTGACCACGAGCTTTCATTTCTCTTTTAGACTCTACAAGGATAGTTCCATCTTCTTCACGGAGTTTGTATTTTGGAGTGGAAAGTTCATTTGCAAGTTCATTTCCGAGGTTGATTTTATAACCTCCAGGACCAGGGACTTCGATGTCAGGAAAGGAGTATTCTGCACGGGCACAACGTTCTCGAACCATCCACCAGAGTTCATCACGGAGGCGATGGAAACGTTTTGGTTCCATAGCAGGAGTTGCAACGTTTATTCCAAAAGCGCAGCGTTGCATTTGGGAAGCGCGGTGGATGTTGTCTATGACACCGGCGCCGACACCAATCTCGTCCACGGCCATTCCACTGGCGTCTAAATCGTGGAAAGCTAGGAGGGCACGGTCAGCTATAAACATGGTGTCCATACCAGAGTGCTCTTCCCAAGGGAAGATGCGAAGACCCTTCCTGGGGAGGATAATGGACTTGTCACTTCCAAATCGGGCAACATCAACGCCGAGGTAAAGAGGTTCGTCTTCTGGAATGAAAACTTCGTTTCCAATGCACTGTAGTGCCCAGGAAAGAGAAATGAGAGTATCTTCGCTTTCAAGAGGAGGATCTCCAGCAACGCGAATACGAAAGATGTTTGAATCGATTCCGTATTTGATAGCGAAGTATTCTATCATTTCTTTTGTGACATTTTCGCTTTCGCGGCTGTCCCAGTGAAGCTTAAACCAATTCTTTCTTATTTCAGAATGGTAGTGAGTGTCGTAGAAGTAACCCTGGTTCCGAGTCATGTTTCCTATGAGAAGAACGCGGTTGTCTTCTTGGGTTAAAGCGCCTTCAAGAGGAACGAAGACAGGATCAGGAACACCGGAAGCTTCATCTACTATGATAAGGAGGTGGTCTCCGTGGAAGCCAGCAAGGGTTTCTGCTTGATCCTCAGAGGATGCTTTTACAGAAGTAGAAACAGCCCGAGCCCACCATTCTTCTTTTGACTCTTTGTGAAAGATTTTGTCTTTCTGGATTACAAATTCGTCAGCTAGGATGCTTTTCCTAAGCCACTTTGAGATCTCGCTCCAGAGGATGTCGGAAAGCTGTCTTGCGGTTGGGGCTGTGCAGACTACCTTTGCATACGGGCGTGTTGTAAGGAACCAAAGGATGCACCAAGCAGCCCCGGCATCTTTCCCAGTTCCGTGGCCAGAACGAATGGAGATACGTTTTTCTTTCGCAAAGGAAAGAAGGAGTTCTGTCTGCTGCTTTGAGGGGGTAACTTGGATGCAGTCTTTTACAAAGACAAGAGGGGAAGAGCGCCATTCTTTTAGCTTTTGCAGGGCAACAGACATAGAAAGCTCCTAGTAGCTCCACTTTAGCATGTCAGAACGCTTTCTTCCGTACTTCTTGGAAAAGTCTTCTTCAGAAAGGTCGGACATATCAGACATCATTTCATTCATTGTTCTGAGGGAGAGGCCCTTTCTTGGAGTGGGGCCTGGGTTTGCAGAAGAAGGTCTCTCTCCTCCCTGCATAGCAGAGGAAGCAAGGGAAGAAAGGTCACTTTCCTTGAGAGTAGCGAAATTTTTCTTTTCTCTTGGCATTTTAATAGCTCCGATTTTAGTAAATACACAATGTGTATTTGTTTTTAGAAAGCCGCTCCAAGGGAAACACGTCTCCAGTTAGCATCTGCAATAGTGTTTACAGCGATGCAGATGTAGAGGTAGGAGGTGTCTCGGCGGATTTCATCTTGGGTACCTACGGTACCGTCTACTCCTCCGGAGAGGATAACAGCACCACCGGCCCAACTGGAGTTAGCACAGGCTTCTGCGATGGCGATAGAGTTTCCAGAAACGCCCTTTGTAAGTGCGGTTGCAGTAAAGGTATTCGCGGCGGATTTTACTCCAGTAACTGTTGCATTTGCAGTTGTTCCCGTGGCGTAGTTAGTCCCGGCCCCGGCGCCTGCAGTTACTGCAAGGACAAGGTTATCTATGGAAGCTTCGGCGTTCACGCCGATAAGAACGTCGTTTGCAACAGCAACGTCGATTCCCCCATCCATTGTTGTGTCTGCCCAACTTGCATTGCTTGAAGTTTCGGTTGTTACAATGTCGTCCCCGGCGTCGCCTGCGGTGACTGCGGTTGCAGTTAGTGTATCTGCAGCAGTTTTTGCAGCTGAGGCAAGAGTGTTTGCAGTTGTTCCGGTTCCGTAGGTTGTTCCTGCGCCTGCGGCGGCGTTTATTGCAGCAACAAGGTTGTCGATGCAGCCTTCTGCAGTTCCTGCAATAAGAACATCGTTAGCAGCTTCAGCGTCTACGCCACCAGAAAGGGCAGTAGCGCCTCCGGCAAAGGCGGCGTTAGTCATGGTCTCAGAAATGGTAATAACATTTCCGGCATAACCGATTACTTTAGCATTAATAGTAATGTGGCTTACATCATCTTTTGTCGCACTACAAGTTGCATTAACGACAGTTCCGGTCGAATAATGAAGACCTTCTGCTGTACCCCAATGGGTGATTGCTTCTTGAAGGTAGTCAATACATTCAGACACCGAAGCTGAAACCTTGATCTCATCCACAACGGCGTTAAGACCGCCGGACATAGTTCCTGCAGTCCAACTGGCTACGCCAGATAGCTCGGTTGTTGCTATGGAGTTTCCCGCGGTTCCAATGGAAAGAGCAGTGACGTCCATAGTGTCACCAGCTCCAGCGACTGCGGTAACAGTTGGATGGGCGGTTGTTCCAGTTCCATAAGTGGAACCTTCCCCAGCTGCTCCAGTTATTGCAGCGATGAGGTTATCCAGTGTAGCAGAAGCAGAAACTCCGATAAGAACTTGGAATGCGGAAGAAAGGGTTTCTTTGAATGTATAGACAGTTGAACCGATGGTAACGGAATTTCCATCAGTGAAGTTGGTTGAGATGGTAAGAGTAGAAGTGGCTTTTGCTTCGGTGAGATTGGTTTTCCAAGTATACGTACGCCCTGCAATTGTAATAGTCTCTGCGTTTACAGCAACGTCAGAGAAGGTAACTTGTTTCGATGCAGTTGTTCCAGCGCCGATAGCGGAAGTCCAACGGTAGGTTTTTGAACCGAGGACGACGGTTTGCTCCGCAGACGGAAGCCCGGTGAAAGTGAGAACTCCAGTTGCAGCAACAGCAGCACCGATAGCAGTGCGGAAACGATATGTTTTTGCTCCAATGGTAACGGTTTCTTTATCTGTGGGATTCCCAGAAACAGTAAGGATCTTAGAAGCAGCAATGGCGTTTACAGGAGCGGAAGTGGAAAGGGGAAGAGAAAGATAACTACCTGCGGTAGCGTATTGCCCAGAAAGAAGGGAAGTAAACTCAGAAAGAGAAAGAGGACGCTGGACAATGTTTGCTTCAGAGATTGGAGTATTTCCCGTTGTTGTTGTTATGAGGACGTATTCAGTTGGCATTTAAAGTACCTCTTTTAGAAAAAAAACTAAAGGTTAGGAATCCAGTCAGACGGAGAAGCGAGAGGAGATTTTTCCTCTTCTTCTCCTTCAGAGAAGATTTCTTCTTCTATTGGAGTGATTTCAGTAAACTCCGCCTCTTCCGAAGGAAGTGGAGGGAGGATGCCTTTGCAAGCAGCTTCTTCTTTTTCTATTTGAATGAGGTAACCAACAAGACCTTTGAGTTCTTTTGGTTTTCCCTCTAGGGTAAGTTCGTGGTCTTTTAGAATCTTATAGGCTTTAACCAACTCCCCAAGGGGAGCTTCCTGGATTTTCTCTGGCGTTATTGCTTCAAGAACACGGGCTTGAAGTTCAGTTAGTTGGAGACTTTGAATAGCGCGATATTCCATCAAAAGACCCTGTTTCGAACGGATGTCAGACATCCTCTTCGAAAGGGTCTCTGTGGATATTCCAAGTTCAGAAGCCATTTCTTTCTTCGAAAGACCTCTTTCAGAAAGATCATAGAGGACTTCGATGTCTAGGTCTCTTTTAAGAGCCACTGGAGTTTCTTTCAGAAAAAGAAGGGCAGTTTATGCAAGTGCTTGGGAAGGTAAGACAGTAGGTTTTAAGACAAATAAAAGAACATTCAGAAGGGATACAGTTTTCCGAAGGAAATGGAAAGGGAATTGAATGAAGACAACAAAGGTGTTTTCTTTTCTCTTCGTTTGTCTGCATTTTAAAGCCCTCCTTATTTATCATCCCTTTGAATCGAAGGTCCATGGGTATGGAGGAAACGTCTTATGTAAGAAGTTTCTTTCTTAAGAGAATCGCAATCTTCTTGGAGTTGCCTTATCCCATCCAGGGCCTTTGACATTTCTCCAGTTTTATAAATAAAAGTGGAACAAGTTCCAATGTTGGAAAGGACAACGGCAGTTAGGACATAGACAACCCATTTTAAGATTCGAAGAAGCCAGGTGAAATCTGTTTCTCGAAGAAGGAGGCGATCTACAAGATCGGAATGGAATTCGCAGGTTTGACATTTCTGAGGTGGAATAGAGGTTTCTGGTTTTTCCTTTTCCATTTTAACTTCCTCCTTTCTTTTCTTCCTTTATTAAAAAGGGAGTTTTAGAGAGTTGTAAATGGGGTTATGAAGATGGTTGGAAGGAGGTAGATGGGTTGTTGGTGTTGGCAATGGCATTGGCAACGGCAATGGGAATTTAGTGAACCCAGTGAATCCAATAAACCTGGTAACATTTCCATCGAAAACGTAATGAAATCAATGCTTTGCGGGGTTGTTGGTATCGGTACCGGAAACGGCATTGGTAACGGCAACGGCAACTTTCCCCTTAAAATATATTGGGTCCAAGGATCACTCCCTTCTCCCTTCCTTCCAGCCTGTGTATTTGTCGTTCCGGGTCTTCACTCTGTTCACTGCTTTTTCTTTTCTTTATAAATATATATACTATATATATATAATACATAGTAGATACCAGTGTGACAGCTGAATGGGGGGGGGGCATT